GTGTATGCCGTCGTACATATTTGAAAAAACTTTTTGAGCGATTCTATCCGGTGCAACGTCTAGGCCGTCACAAAGTCTCCGAATCCTCTGGGTAACTTTGTCAAAGAGCATGTCGGCCGAAGATCCATCACGCTTGATTACTTTCATTTGCATTACAAGACGTCTATTTTTTTATGCCAACCAGTAGTAATGGCGACCAAGTATCTGCCGACGCCCCTCTATGATGCATTCTTTTCAGGATTTAATCGTGAACAACTTCACAGATCTATTATTCAGAAGATCAAGGACACTACAGGGTACGTGATTGATCGGCAGAATGACGCCGATCTCCAGACGCTCATGAAGAAAATTTTTGTAAATATGCGTGAAGACCCTAACACGAACGTAAAGGCTCAGCTAGACGCGATGAACAGGGTGGTAGTGTCAGAGGCGGCCCAGACTATCGAGTCTGGAGTTCTTCAGCAACTCTTGTACCTGCGAGATATATCCGCAAACCCAGTCCCGGATCCCAGGCCCACGAATACCAGCACGTTCGGAAACAAGCTTCCCCAGAACTTTAAATTTGGGTTTTAATATATGAAGGCACTTGATGATATCCTTATAGGATTTTTTATATTTTTTGCGATCGATCGTGCGATCCGCCTATTCAGTAATGCGGTCGTGGCCAGAGGAGCCAGCAAAGAAACTGTAGAAAATTGGAAATTGGGTACCGAGATGATTCTTCTGTTCGCGTGCATCTTTTTGGTCATAAAATTCAGACGCTCTCTCTCACAGATAAACAAATTCTAACCTAGAACTGTAAGATGAATCATTACCGAGATGAAACTATGCAACTTTGCAAACACAAAGGGTGGGACAAGGCGAACGTGAGCACAGTATGGATGCTTTACACTGAAGAAAACGGCGAGTTGGCCAGTGCCATAAGGCAGCTCATGAGAATGTACCGTAAGACTGGACTCAAGAAGGACAAGGGGACTGACGTCACTCAGGAGATGTGCGACGTACTGAGTTATTTGTTCCAATTGGCCGGAATGTTGAATATAGACCTGGATCAAGGCTGGGCTATTCATAAGGAGAAGGCCCAGGGCAAGATCTACAAAGAAAATATGGGAGTCTATTAATGGCTACAGCCCTCATGATGAATGACGACCTGAGTATGGATCGTGTAAATCCGTACACCTGGTCAGGGACCTTTGGAGTATCTAGTAACGGTTCTCACAACTGGCAGCCTGATGGTACCTACACAGTCCCATGGGACTCTGCGCCCAGTGACCGCCTCGATACAAATCTGTCTCTAAAACACTTTGACGTCATGGCCCTTAATGACGCTGGACAAATGTGGCTGAATACCATGCCCGCAAAACCGTCTGCGCCGTTCCCCAGTTTCCCTGCGCGAAAATACGAACGCGACGATGGTAAACTGACATGGGTCCGACCGGACATCAATTTTAACTATGTTTATGATAAAGACTTTATAGGGTCTCGTAAACTTCCCGATTATCTCGTCAAGAAAATTTCGGCCCGACCCAGTCCTCTGATTTTTATGATTATTTTTGCGGTCCTCGCCTTTGCATTTATTAAAAAGTGATTATTTTCTGAGCCACAACCTTTATTAATTTTTTTTCTAAAATATTTTTTTCATTTTGTGAACGTGTTTCCAGTTTGGGACAGTGATGAACCTCAAGCTGAATGCACCTCGCACAGAAATTCCCTTGACACTCGTTGCAAGTCAGAAACTTGGGACGGTGCAGGCATTTCCACGCACAGGGAGTCGGTGTCATCTTCTACGACTTCACAATTTATTTGTTCCCATACAACCTCACATAACCCGTTTTTTCTGGCACTCGTGACTCGGTCCCAGAAATCCTGCATGGTCTTGATATGATCAGCGAACCACTGCCTATCACGAGAGACTTTCGTGATCATGAATATCTCTGGAACTGTGTCGCTCGCTGGTCTGTACTGGACGAAATCACAAACTTCAAAATCTAAAATTTCGAGAAGAAGTTGAATCTGGGGAAGGTAATGAACCGGGACTTTATCTTCTATTTTTCGGGTCAGTGGGCATTTTATCTCGACCAAGAGTCCGTCTTCTGTTATGCCGTCGGCCGACCCCCCCAAAAAAGGATATTTTGCGTGTTGTACAAGGCCAATCTCGTGGGTCTTGCGGCCGGTCCTGGCGTCGTACAAGTCGCGAGCCACGGGCTCGAGAAGAGTTCCGTGGGCCGTAGCTGCGTTCCCGGCCCAGGGCCTCTTCAAGACTTTTTTTGTCAAAAGATCGTCAGGTTTTTCGTAGCGATTGTGACCTAGAGCACTCGCGACGTCGCTCGCGGTCAGCATGTTTTCTCGCAGGGCCAGCCATTCTTCACTCCTCTGTTCAAAGTATTTACGATTCAAAAGTTCTTGAACTTTTGGATCCATCCTTGATTTTAAATCGCGAGTCTGTCTTAAGTAAAAGTTCGGCCGCATTTTGTTCAGCCTGTTTTTTAGTACTGGCGTATCCGCAACCCATGTTCCGACCGTCGACTATCAGGGTCACGGCAAACGTCCCATTGACATTACCGTCTACCCTGTATTCCGGCAGATCAACCTTTTCAGATTGGCACCAGCGCATCAATTGATCCTTGTAATTATCGTCAAGATTTACATTGGTTTTGACTTTTTCAAAAGATTTTAAAATAAATTGTTTCGCGTAAACCATGCCGAGATCGAGATAGATGGCACCCACGAAAGCCTCGAAAACATCCTCGAGAATCTTGGGATTTGTATTCCATCCGTTACGTATTCCCTTTTCATCCATGAGGATCCATTTTTCAAACTCGAGTTCTTTTGCAATTTCAGCAAGAGTAGTCCCACGGACCATCTTCGTCCGAGCTTTTGTCAAGAATCCTTCCTGCTCTTTTTCGTGCCTGTCAAATAACCATTTTGTAACTACAAATCCAAGGACCGAATCACCCATAAATTCTAGCGTTTCGTAAGAAGATTTGAGATTTTCAAATCTTTTCAGCGCCGATTTATGCGTGAATGCTCTCACGTAAAATTCTGTATTTTTAACCTTTGTGCCGACGAGTGAATCGAGCACGCTTCTTGGGGGGCCGGCCTCCATCTTTTGTTACTATTTAGACAAGTTTAATTTTTAAGCCGCGGGCTTCTTCACCTTTGGACGTTGAGGTTTCTCGGGAGCTTTTGGAGGAGGCTCGACCTTGTCCTGCTTCACGTAGTGCTGATTCAAGAACTTTTGAATGTTCAGGAACGTGACCTGAGTTCCCTCTGGAGGATTCAGTAGGGACTGCAGGGCAGCATCCAGCGTGATGTTCTGGCCCTTCTTCAGCTCCTTCTCAGTCACGTAGGCGTTTACAGCCTTGGTGACCTGAGACCGAGAGATCATCTCATCGGCGCCCAGGTTAAGGAAACTCTTGAGGGCCGGAGTGACAACCTGTGGCTTGTTGAACCCGTTATTCTTGGCCCGAGCCTCCTTCTTCTCACCGGTAGGATCATCGATATCGCCCAGGACCTTCCTGAGCATCTTGCGAAGAGACTTCATGTCCTTCTGAAGGGCAGCAATGTCGAGAGCGAGAGAGTCAAGAGTTGCCATTTTTCTATCATACAGACGGGTCGTTTCTTTAAATGAGAAAAAGAGCCATAAGAACCATAACTCCAAGCAAGAAAAGAAGCCAGAAGAATCGTAGATGATACGCGGGACCATAGTAAGGTTCTGTTATCTCAAAGGGTGATTCCAATTTAAATCGGGATGCTCGATCACTCGTCTGTAGATTTAAACCGAACCCAGGCGGAACACCTGTTCCGTACGTCGCCTTGTATTCGCCCTGACTTGAAGGAGCGGGTCCGTCACAAGAAGGCTGGCAGCACGCTGGATCGCACGGATGAACTATTCCGTCGCCCCTGCTCACCCAGCCGCAGAATGTCCCAGTAGGACCTGGCAGACATTGGCAGTCTATGCTGCACATTAATCTTAAAGAATATTTTAGTTAGTAAAACATAATGGAGTTTGGTTCACCTCAGAAGCTTCCGGATGGCAGGTACTTTCTGAAGATTACAGGTCAGATGCTACAGTTGAACAATGTCAAGGTCCAGGAGGGTCTTTCTTCTCCTGCACTCACGATAGAAGTGTCAGACGAAAAGTTCTTGTCGGTCGACGAGGCAATTCTCGCCAAGGCGAAAGAGTCCAAGGTTTCGTGGTTCGGGCGCGAGTTGAGTGACGAGACTATACAGGGGGCCTATCAGACGAGCATCACGGACGGATACCTGAATGCAAATCTAGCAAAGATCAAGGGTGAGATTGTCACGAAGGCGTTCAACAGTCAGAAGGAGCCTATCGAGCTGTCTGAGATTGGCCCCGAGACTCAATGTGACATATTCGTTGAACTCTCTGGACTTTGGTTCCTGAAAAAGTCGTTCGGGCCCGTCTGGCGGGTCGTCCAGGCCAGGGTTCGGGGCGGTCCCCGACCTCCTTCATTTCCTACACAGTACATGTTCGAGGACGCGGAGGAGGAGGTGCAGGACGATCCTTCCGACTATGTGGACTGACTCCAGAAAAAAGTATAGCTATAATAACAAATGCCTCCTCGTAAGACCATTGTGGCACTTGTCCTACTCGTGGTCCTCCTGGCCGCCCTTTTTTGGCCAAAGTCTAGTTTGTTTTCTGAACCTTCAGGGGCTGACCTAGATCGCCCAGGAGCCACGTACAATGCCGCCCCGGCCGCCGGTAACAGCATGGACTATGACGTCAGTGCAGCCGGTCTGATACCTCGTGAGATTACCACGATGGAAGATTTTGGAAAGTTTTCTCCGGATGCCATTCTTAAGGGCCAGAACTACCTAGACCCACGCAGCCAGATCGGGTACCCAGAGACTATAGGCGGAGTTCTCCGCAACGCGAACCGCGACTTTCGTTCAGAGCCCATAAATCCCCGAACTCCCGTGTCCATATTTAACCTGAGTACCATTCCTCCCGACACCATGCGTCCTCACTTTGAGATAAGTCCGGAATATCAGTAAGACTTACGAGCGCGCTTCATCTCAGACAAATAAATCAAATCTATTAACAAATGGATTTCTCAGAAGCCATGAAGGAATGGATCGCTCTTAAACTCACCCTCTCGGCCGCTCGTCAAGATCTCTCGTCCCTGAACAAGAGAGAGAAAGAACTCAAGGTATACATAACCAAGCACATGTCAGAGAACGACATTGACACTGTAAAGATCAAAGACACTGTCAAGGTCAATCTCAAGAAAAAGATTTCCAAAGGTTCTATAACAAAACAGGTTATTAGAACTGGACTCATGAATTTTTTCAATAGTGACGGGGCCAGAGTAGACCAGGCTATCGAGGCTATCGAGGCTGCACAGCCTACCAAGGATGTTTCATCGGTCAGTGTAACTGGGCTAAAAAAATAGAATGTAACAGTAATGAAGCTGACTAAAATTCTTCCATGGATAATATTTGTGCTCGTTCTTGGTCTAGCATGGATGATAATGGGGGGATCAGGCTACGCAGATCGTCCAGCCGCCGTCTACTCGGCTCGCGTATGGCACAGAGATTATTCCGGAAATGATTTAGGGCCGATGCTGAGCGTCGATCGTCAGGGGTGCGCGACTGCCTGTAACACCACGAAAGATTGTGCAGGGTTTGTTATGAACGCAGGCGAAAACATGTGCTGGCTAAAGAGCGCGTTTAAAAATCCAACGGCGTCTAACGACCGCCACACGTTTGCAAAACCAGGGACCGTTCTCCCGGCGCCACAGGTAAAGGCAATTGGCAAGCCACGGGTAAAGGCAATTGGCAAGCCACGGGGAAAGGCAGTGGGCAAGCCACGGGGAATGGGAATGGGCGAGCCACGGGCAAGTCCAAGGCGAATATGTATAGATATGATGTAAATAAAGGTTATGTTCATTAGTACTATAGTATGAAATGGGTCTCTTTGACGAGTACTCGCGAGACGCTCTGTTCAGGCGATCAGACCAGGAAATTTATAATTCCGACTCTGATTGTGAAGAGAGCCCTGAACCCCTTGAACCGGAAGATTTCGACGACATGTACAGCGAGGAAATTTACTCGGACGTTTGTCGTATTCACGAGTTTGTCTACGACAACTGTTACAGGGTAAAGAATAGGTATGGAATGGCTGAATATACTGAACTCATCCATGAACCTGCACTATTTTGGGAAGACATCGACATCAGGCTAGACGTCATGAGTCTGTGGAGAAAACTCGCATGCAGAGAATATTTTGATCCTCAGAGTTTTCAGACCTGGCTTCAAAAATATGTAGACATACAGTAAATGTTGCCCGACCTAGCAGCACCAAAAGTCGCGGTCCCGGCCACCCTGTTCATGATCAGTCAAGTTTCTCCGGTGACTCACGGCCTGTCTTTTTTACTTGTTCCCATCTTGTCATGGATTATAATAAAATTTGTTTTAAAATTTAATGTAACTGTGGCTGATATAATAATTCCCGGAATTTTGACTCTCGTTCTAGAATTGATAAATCTCCCATTCGACTATTCAACTGCCATCGTCGTGAAGGGTGTTATTTTTTTGGGTGTGTTTTCTTTTCTACGAATTTTGTTTCCAACCTACTATTAGATAATGAAACCTAAAAACCTGATAATAGGTCCGGGCGCGATGGCTTTTTTCTTATTCATGGGCAAATTGTCCCAGATTGACACGTCAGAGCTTCGCGCTCTGAGCGGGTCTAGCGCTGGGTCAATTCTCGCGCTTCTCTGGGTAGTCTACAAGGGAGACATTCCAGAGATGCTCGACTTTTCAATAAATATTCCTATCAAGAATCTTATGAAACCAAATATAAAAAATTTATTAATTAATTTTGGCCTCGTGCCACTTGAAAGAATTCAAAAACTTTTTTCAAAAATATTTTTAAAAAATTTTGGAGTACCTGATATGACCTTTGAAGAACTTTACAGGGTCAGACCGTATGACCTTTACTTGTCGGCATTTTGTGTCGATCGGTGCGAGACTGAATATTTTTCATGGAGGTCACATCCTGGTCAGTCTATACTCGAGGTCCTGAGCGCTTCGGTAGCCGTTCCACTTCTCTTTTCTTCAGTGACGATAGGTCCGTGGAGATACGTTGACGGAGGAATGCAGGAAGAAATTCCGGCGCTCCCATTCATAGGAGAATTGCCCGAAGATACGCTGGCCCTGCAGACTAGCCCATCCATTCCTCAGCCTTCAAAAAGTATTTCAAAATTTATAATGAATCTTTTCAGTTCTGCTCTCAGGCTGCGTCACAAATATTCGGTCCAGGCGTACAAAATAGATACGAGTAAAATTGACGTGTTTGACTTTAGCTCTGACCGCCTCCGTCTCTTCTGTGACGGACAAAAATCTCACGACTTAATAAATGCAGCACACCATTCGTTCGGCCCATGTCAGGAAAGTCAAGTCTAGGCGCGTGTACGTAAAGGCTACCAAAGATCGTAAGGCGTATTCGTACCTGCGCAAGTCCTCAAAGGTTCGTGTCAAGCCAGTACCAGCCTATGACGTGGGGACGGCCGGAAAGTCCAAGCGCGTCATAGGTCCATTGAAAAAGGGGATGCTGACGCGTTACGGATATCACCCAGTGGAAGCCATGACCAATCGTCACAAGGCCCTGAGCAAAGCAGTCACAAAGGGGCGGGAGGAGCCCAGGGCCGTGGTGCGCCGCCTCGTGGCGATAAGCACCCTGACCAAACGACATCTTCCGAGGGCCAGTCGCATATACAAGGCTGACTCAAAGTGGGTCCGCAGCCATTTCAAAACTAAATTGTCTTGAAGAATTGCCACCTCAATTCGGCACAAATTCCTTTCCATATTTCATCCTGTTTGTAAAGCTTTTCTTTTGATTTGAGAAGTGGAAAACATGGCAAGTAATCGTCTTCTCCCAACAATTCACAAAATTTATAAAGAACATACGAGTACGACAAAAAATTCTTTCTGTCTCCGGGTCTGTGCTTCTCGAATGGTTTCTGAATTTTATAAAACATGAGTCGGAGACGGGCCTCCAGGGCAGGACTCATCGTAGGAGGCTGTATTCCGTTTAGAATAGTTGTTATGTACGGGACGTGCTCGTAAAACCTCGACCTTCCCAGCTTTTTCAGCAAGGCTTTGACCTTTTCGTGTGTAATTTCAGATGCATCCTTTATCCTTTGCTTCTTAAATTCTGATCTCAACTCGTCTATAACGTCGTTCGGAACGCTCGTGGACTCCTTGGCCTGAAACTGGCTGACCCACTCGTTGAAATGGTTTTCACGCTTGTAAGAATATACTATATTCTTCTCCATCTCCTGTTCATCCTTGAAACCAGTCTCAGCCCCGAGAATAATTTCAACCACTCCACAGACTTTACAAATCTCTTCACTCTGTGCATCGTCAATGTATTTAGAGTGTCTCGTCCCGCATGATCTACAAATCTGGTCAGGGGGCGTGACAGCCTTTGTGTTTTTGTCGTGGCGACCCTCGACCTGAACCAAGTACGCATTGAATATGTCCTCTCGCTGTACACCCTTTCTGGACTGGATACTCACCCCTGCAACCTTTCGTGTGCTCGTCTCCCCTGTAGTATCCCCATTGTGATACTCTCTTATAAAGGGAGCGCTGAGGGCCATGTACTCATACATCTCATCCTCTATCTTAGACTTTTCGGAAACGGGAGCCCTGTCTATTCTCCCCTGAAATTCTCTCACCTTTTCATTAAATCTCATTTCCATTATCCATCAGGTGACATAAAGTTTTAAGTATCGTCTATCTTTGACGCCAGGTAGAACTTTACATCACCCAAGTTTGCAATACCATACTTGAAAACTATCGGCATGTCAGGGTCCGAAGAGTCTTGGAGAATCTGGACCGAAGAACACAGACTCGTCGCCTTGGTAAACATGTTTATGTACTTTAGATTGTAGGTAGATCCGATCCGTTCAGGGACTGACTCGGGAAACTCTAGGGTTGTTTTTTGGTTTGCAAAGTCTCCCTCGCACGAGAGTTCCAGAAAGGTTCCTTCCCGGTACACGTTCATATCCCGGGCCAAATTTCCCATGTCCCGGGCTATCCTCTGAAAGTCTACGCTAGGTATAGTAGTGATAACGTCCATTGAAATATCAGGAACTTCTAAAATATCTTCGTTAATGTCTAAAAGCTTGAGGCTAAAGGTGGTCCTAGACTTTTTTACGTTATTTTCTATTATGCACTCGAGTGTTTCGGTCCCTTTTATGCTCATAGTCAGCGTGTCGGCAGGTCCTACCGATTTCAGGAGTTTGAATGTGTTTGCCATGTTCAGACCCGCCGCCATGTCACTCGGGCACGAATACTCTTCAAAGTTTTCGGCCGCCAAATTCATGTGAACAAGAGTGACACGGGCCGTGTCGAGGGTCAGAATCTTCAGGCCCTCTGCAGTAAAGTACACATTCACATCGTTTATAATATCCTTGAGGACTTCGAAAATGCCTTTTATGGCATTCGCCTGAATTGTCCTCAGATACATCTTGTCGAACAAGCATTCTCTCTTTTAAGTTCCCTGTGCGTACGCCTCCTTCACGTCTTTACTGAACTTTGCTTTGAGTTCTGGAGTTATATGAGGTTGCATGGACATTCCATACGATTCCAGCGAAAAGAGTTCTGGCCCCCCGTCGGAACCATCTAGCGAAGCCGTGAGTATCCCAGTTCCTGACCAATTTTCTATTTCTATCGGAAGCATAGACTCTAGCCAGTTCCTGACTTCGGCTCCGACGAGTATGTTGCCGTCCGATGTCACGAGCGTCGGGACTCTCTTCACGTTCGGATTCGCCGGACGGCCGTGCACTGTCACATTGTGATATCTTATCATCGGTCCGAGAGTAGGATTAGATTTTATAAAATTTATAATTTCAAAAGAATATTGGCATTTGTCACTAAACACTAAAAGTGCCATTAATCTTTTATAATTTTTTTAAAAGAAACTAATAACACATGAAGCCTGATGTCATAATTCTAGGAACGGTCGCACTCGTGACAGCCTTTTTCTTATGGAACTCTTCATCCGTAAAATATGCAGATCCTGCCTCAGGGCCCCCATCTGTCCAGAGGAACATTATACAGGCCATAATAGAAAAGATACAGGCTGGCGCCCCCCGGCTTCAGCCCGTCAACACAGTGTTTATAAATCCTATGACTACTGCCCAGGGAGGTACAGAATACAATGCCCGGATTATGTTTTTGGACACTCGCGGCTTTTTCGGCGAGCAGTACGACGTCACTGCGTCAGTCGGCCCGGACGGTCTCGTAAACATCCTGAAAAAGACAGCCACGAGTTCTCCATCTCACGCCGGGCCGTTCGAGCGATTTCAGCCTGACAGGTACAAGTCCTACTCGAGCATCACCGACTCCCTGAGTCTTCAGCTGCGCCAGGCTCTCCAGCAGTCTCGCGAACTTCCTGGAACAACCTCCGTTCTTTCCTGAAAATTATTAGAGAAACCGATAGTAATGATATCGGCCCAAGAGATTGGCGAGCGAGAGAGATCCAGAAACAACATAAGAAAAGAAACTTATAAAAATATTTTAGAACAATTTTCTAAAAAAGTAAAAGCGGCCGTAGAACGGCGAGAGAAATATGC